AATAATTTTTCGCCGGAAGAAAAGTAAAAACACAGGAGGTCAAATGAGCGTGAGTTTGAGAGAACAGATAGTAGAAATATTAGTTAGTAACGATATGTGTGTTTCTATTGCAGATGATAAAGATGGAGTAGCTGACCAAATCCTCGCCCTTTTCCCTCCCCAACTTACAGAGGAAGAAGTGGAGATACTCATTAACAAGGTTAAGGCAGAAACCGACCCCATAGCCTTTACAAGTGTTTTAGCCCAAGCCCTTATCGGCAAGTGTGCCACCGAGCAGAAGGAGTGCTTGCATGATGGCGATAAAATGGGCGGTTCAGATTGCCCTACTACTTGCTGTAAATGCGGAAAAGAATTGTTTGGCAAACCAATTCCAGCGGAGAAGTGTTGTTGTGGTCAAATTGAGATGTCAGGCGATATGACTGTTATAGTTGTAGGTAAAGAAGTCCATTGTAAAACTAAACCTTGCTATATCACGGACAAACCAGAACCCAAGCCTAAAGATAGGATAGAGATACAAGAAATATTATATGCGTGTGATTATGGAGATACAGACAAACTTTACGACTATGTAAATCAATTAATAAATAAAATCAACGAAATAATCTGTGCCATCGCTGAAATGAGGGAGAGGAATTGATGCCCGATGTAGTTTTAAATCTATTGGCTAATGAATTTACAGATAAGATTATAGAAGAGATTAAATAATGCCTATCAGTAGAAAATACCCAGAGTTGTGTGAGTTTAATAAAATAGAATTGAGCATTCCAAGATTAAAACTTATTAAGTTGCTTTTTAAGAAAACTTACCTTAGCCAAGATGAAACAATATTTTTAAAAGGCTTACTTTGGAAAACAGAAGGCGCTAATAATAAAATACTCCACGTTCAGTCAATTATAGAAAAAGTTCTCCGTAAATCTCCAAGCCCTTGACATTACTATAAATTTTTAGTATACTTATAATGACAATTAAAAATACCTCTAACCAGCCAAAAAACTGTGTAGAAATTACAATTTATGGGGCATAGGCAAAATACCAATTCATTCAAATTAAATATAAAAAAGAGATTTTCGCTGATTGCCCCATATTAAATTATGCAAGCTATTCAAGATAATATAATTGTTAAACCCATATACCAAGATAAGATTGGGAATATTATTATTCCCGGTGGTTCAAAATTCGGTAAAAATTCAGGTAAATCCACCTTTCAACTTTATGAAGGTTTTATTTATGGGGAAGTTATAAGCATCGGTCCGACATACCCATCCCAAAAAATATACGAAAAGTTGTTTAGCGAATTAGGAGAACAAGAAGCCAATAAGAGAATAAAGCGAGGTAATGTTTTAAAAGTTGGGGATAACGTAATTTGGACACGCCACGAAGGAATAAAATTTACTTATGATAATGAAGAATATATTAAGCTTAAACCTCAATATGTTCTAGGAATCATAAAGAAACCGGATAATAAAAATGCCTAAGAAATATAATTATACTAAAAAAACAGGTAAGCCAAGAAAGTATTCTAGCGTTGAGCAATTTCAGAAAAAGGTTGATGAATATTTCTCTTCTTGTTACCAACCTCGAGTAGATAAATCTGGGAATATAATTCACGATAAGAATGGAAATGAGGTATTAGAGCAAATTAGACCTTTTACGATGTCTGGTTTAGCGTATGCGCTTGATTTATCAAGAGTTGCGCTATTAAATTATTCAGAACGACCGGAGTTTGTTAACTCTGTTATGCGAGCAAAGCGCAGATGTGAAGTTTATGTTGAAGAAAGACTATTTGACCGGGAAGGTTGCTTAGGAGCGAAGTTCTCTTTAATCAATAACTTTGACAGTTGGAAAGATAAGACTGAAACTGAACATAGTTTATCTGAATCTACCATAGAAAAATTTAGCAATCTTTCATCTCAAGAACTTATAACTAAAGCTAATGCTCTTATTGGAAAATCCTAATTTAAGCAAGGAAGATGAACAAGAACTAAGATTGCTTTGCGCTGAAATAGAATATAGGCGCAGAGTTAATCCCTTATCATTTTATAAACATTTACCTAGTCCAAGCCTACAGGAAGAGTTCCATAATGATCCGGCAAAGACTAAGGTTCTGTTTGGAGCTAACCGGGCTGGCAAGACAGAAGAAGTAGCTGAATATGGGATAAAGAAAGCTCTTGCTAAGCCTAAACAGCGTATTTGGCTCTGTTCTGAAACCTTTAGTGATAGTGTAAACATCTTACAGCGTAAGGTTTGGGGGTTGGTTCCCAAGAATCAGATATCTTATGGAAACTATGATGATATAAATGGGTTTACAAATCGTAAACTAAAGTTTAAGAACGGTTCTTTGATAATCTTCCGTAGTTATGACCAAGGGGTTCAGTCTTTCGCCCAAGATGACGTTGATTTAATTATAAACGACGAAGAAGTTCCTTACGATATTTACAAAGAACAACGAATGAGGCTTATTGACCGTAATGGGGAAATGATTATCTCAATGACTTCAACCAAAGGTGTAACAGACTTCATTGCTGATATTTTTGAAGATTGTGATGTGATAGAAAATAGGTTAAGCCCTTTTTTGAATATTGAACTTCCGGTTAAGGCTGAAAAGAATGGGGTTAAATTCTATATGCTCTGGAGCATTGACAATCCTTACATAGACCAAAATCGCTTACGTGAAGAAGTCAAGTTAATGACCCCTGATGAGATTAAGGCTCGTATGCATGGGATACCGATTAATTTATCGGGTAAAATTTATCCTTCATTTAATAAAAGAATTCACGTTATACCATTTGAGGAAGCACCCTTAAACGATGTCCAGATTTATCATATTTTAGACCCTCACGACCGCAAGCCTTGGGCTATGCAATGGATTATCTTACACAAGACCGGGACGTCTTATTGTATAGATGAATATCCTAATCGTGATTTCAATGAAATGATTTCAGATGACAAGACTTATGATGAATATGTGGGCATCATCAAGCAGAAAGAAGGAGCCCTTTACGATATTTATGGCAAATCAGTATTTAAGCGCATCATTGACCCTAACTTTGGCAATAAGACAATCAGAATAGCTGAGAGAACTGATGACAAAGCACATACTACACCTAAAGAAGAACTCAAAAAAAGAGGGTTAGAGTTTAAAGACGCTTTAGATAGCCTTGAAGCTGGTCATCTTAAAGTTAGAGAGTTTTTACATTATGAGGTTAAAGATAAAGAAATAGTTTTGCAACCTAAATTTTTTGTAACAGACAATTGTCCTAATACGATTAAACATTTATCTCGTTATTCCCGTAAGGATATAATTTCAGCTGATGGTGATATGAAAGATAAAGTTGGAGTGCAGGAGAAGTACAAGGATTTCTCTGACTTGGTAAGGTATTACTTAATGTCCAACCCTAAATATTTTGATGGGCTTAAAGAGTTCAAGCCGGATGTAGAGAAAGTTTATTAATAAGTTTTTAAGGGAGGAACAATGTTGAATAATGAAAAGATTGAAAGTGGAAATTCACAAAAGAATGAAGAACAGTTAGACAAAGAACGCACTGAGCGTTTTACTAAAGACCCATACTCGTTTATTGAAATCAATGAATTAATCTGTGGCGCTATCCGTAATCCTAAGTCTTCAATTGGTATATCAATTCTCTTAGGAAATTGCAAGCGTAGCGAACTCAATAATGTTCAAGTAGAACTTAATCACCGTTTTGAACTTGCCCGGAGGTCTTTAGATATTGAAGCTGAAATGAAAAAAGAAGTAAGTAAGACCTTAATTATTCCAGGAAATGGTAAGGTTCATAATATGTTAGAAGGTGCAAGAAAAATATTAAGAAGGGGATAAAATTGCCTGAAAAATTTGACAAGTGTGTTTCTGCTGGTGGTCGTGTAAGGACAGTAACTCCTAAAAAAGGAACTTATATCCATATTTGTTATCCTAAGGGTGGTGGTTCTCCAATCCAGGGAGAGGTTAGAAAAAGTGAAAAGAAGAAGTAATCTAAATTCAGATCTGAAACGCATAAAGAAAGTCGGTGAGTTAATCTCTGGTGTCAAGATTAATGGTAATCCCGAAGAAGTTAAACTAAAATTAGAGTTACACGGAGCAGTCGCAAGAGTTAAAAAAGAGGGAATTAATGCTTAAACCAAAAGATAAGATAAAAGAAAAACAGGAAAATCCGGAACAAAAGACTACTGAAACTAAATCTGAAATCAAGATAGATATAGGTTCTGACGTTTTTACTTCTGAAGAGAGAGAAGATATAGTTAAGATAGTTTCCGCTGATGTAGAATATGGAAGAGAAATACAGACTGATTATATTAAACAAAAAGAATTAGATTTAAAGCATTATCATTGCGTTAAACCTAGTGAACTTGAAGGTCTAAATAAGAAAAAATGGATGTCAGACCGAAATTTGGGTCTTGCCCGTGCCGTAGCTGATAGCTACCAAGCTACTCTATTAGCGACTTGTTGGAATCCTGATTCAATAAATTTTATCGCCACCCGGACAAATGATATAGACAATCGTAATAATCAAGAAAAATTTACTAAATGGGGAATGGGAAAACAGGAAGCTAATGCTTTTCCGGAGATAGATGGTTTTATACATAATCGAGTAGTGGTTGGTTCTTCTTTCTTGAAGATTTATCGTAAGGTTGAGGAAGTATGGGTTGATAAGCGTATACCGGTTAAGAACAAGCAAGGGGAAACATATAAATACGAAATCAAGACCGAAAAAGTAAAACTCGAAAAGGGAATAATTGAGAATATTCCGGATATTGACGATATCCTTATGCCGGAATATGGAAAAAATGTTCAGGAATTGCCGTTCTTTATTCAGATTTTACATTTAGACGGAGAAAAAGTATTAGACTATATTAAGCGTAAAGTTTTCGTTCCTGAAAATGTGGAGGAATATAAGAAAAAACTTTATAACCACGCCTATACTGATAAGGTTAGAGTTTTAGGAGAAGAAAAACTTAAGGCTCTCGGAATGACTTCTAGTAGTATGTCTGATTTGGATGTTAGAAGAATACCAATAACTATTTATGAATGGTATGGAGAATATACCAAAGGTGGGAGAACAGAAAAATTCAGGTTTAGAGTAGATACAGAGAATAATGAATTTTTAAGCGGTAAACCATTACGTAAAATTAACCGTTCAGGTAAAATTCCTTTCTCTGGGAAAGGTCTTTGTAATGAGCCAGGGCATATCAGGGGAATATCATTAATGCAGATTATTGCTCCGGTTGTTAATGCTTTTAATTGTGTATTTAATCAGAAGTCAGATTTTCAATATGTAACTAATTGTCCGTTTGGTTTTTATACCCCAGAGGAAGGATATACTAAGTCTGAATATGAATTAGAACCGTTAGTAATGTATCCCGTAGCAGATCCCAACAAGGTTAATATTCCCAACATCCAAAGGTCTATGGCTTGGGCTGAGAGTGATTTAAGAATACTTTTTGAGGTTTTGGAAAGATTAACCGGTGCCGCAAGTTATTTCTCAACTCGAACTAATCAATCGAAAACTTTAGGCCAAGATTTACTCATAGACAAAAATTCTGAAACAAGATTCGGTCTTTGGGTGTCTCGTATTATGGATGACCTAAAAGAAGCAATCGCTATGTGGTTTGAACTTTATCAGGATTTCCCTCCTGATGGCCTTGCTGAAAGAATACTGGGAGAAGACGGTAAAAAGATATTCCCCAATCTTTCGATTGATAGCCTAAGAGGGGATACTGCTGTCCAGATGCAACCCGATACAGTAGCCGGGTCAAAGGCTTATAAAAAGCAGATTGCTATGTGGATGTTAAGCGCAGGTCAAAATATGATTTGGCTTAATCCTCAAGTTAATCCTTCTGGTAATTATAATCTTTGTGCTGATACATTGAAAGAAATGGGAAATCTTTCTGATAATGAAGTTGTTAGATATCTCGGAGAAAAGCCTAAGGCTAAGTATAGCGAATCAGAATTAAATAACGAATGGTATGATTTTATGAATGGTAAAGACTTCAATCCTCCAGAGGGAGAAACTGCTTTAGCTTTACAACACCTTGAGGGTCATACTAAACAAAAAGAAGAAAAATATCACGAATTGCCGGAAGAATACAGACCGAATTTTGACGCTCATCTATTTAAAACTATGATAAATGCTATGAAGTTTATTAAAGGAGTGCAACAGGAACAGGTTGCTAATCAGATAGCCTCTAGGTCAATTATGCAAAATCCGAGTGGTCAACCCCCTGCTCAAGCTCAGAATGCTCAACCTGGGGCTTCTAGTGCGCCACAAGAGCCTATTGTTGGGGTTATCCCAGGACAAGTTGCAACTACGCAAGTTCCTGAACAAGGAGGGGGAGTTTAATGGATAACAAATCTACGCAAATAGGTGAACTCCAATCTATCCTTACCTCAAGGACTTTTTATGCTATTGTAGATGAACATAAGAAATCTTTACAAAAGGAAATAAACGCTTTTGTAGAAAAACAGGATTTAGTCAATTCCTTTGGCGCATTAAGAGCCTTTAGGGATGCAGATAGATTAATAAGACTTATGCGGAATAAGTTGGAAGAGTTAAAAAAATGAGATGGATAAAAATTGGCTTGAACTTTCTTATAAGAATTGGTTGGAAAGTAAAAATGAAAAACCAAAAGGCAGTCCTGATGTTAAAACAGAAAAAGGTTATCCTGCATATTTTCTTTCTCCAGAAGATATCGCAAGTTATATTAACTCTATTGATGTATGGGATTTATTTACGAAGCCTAATACTCAACCATTTTATTTGGATTATCCGACAACTGCGATTAATGTTAGAAACAGGGAGAATAAAGATAAGGAAGTTACAACTTTATTTCCAAATAAATCAAGTGTTGCTAAATATGGAATTAATACTAATTGGTTAAATAATTTGTTAGAGAATGCTATGGGTGTATATAAACACGAAGTTGGGCACGCAAAAGATTTAAGAATAAACCCTGAAAAAATGTGGTCTTTCCTTAATCACGGATTTACTACTTACGGTGGATTAAGTGGAGGATTATTACAAAGAGAATTTCCTGCTATGGTAGCAGAAGAAGATTATCTTGATTCTCTTAAGAAATAGGGCTTGCTTAAAGTGTGCCTATGAACACTTTATGGTTGAAAGGAGTAACAAATGGATGATTTAAAAGTAACAAAGGTTAGAGATAGGGGAACAAGGGTAGAAAATCCTATGCCTTACGCACCGGAAAATATTAAGTTAAGTAAAGAACAGTTCATTGCCAAAGAAAAATTACGTAAGGAAAAAGAACTTAAGGTAAAAGAGTTTGAAAAATCACTTGGCGAGGACAAAATAGAAGTTGAAAAAGAACCTATAAGCGTAGAATCTAAACCGGAGGCAAAGCCGAGGGGTAGACCAAAGGTGATTAAATAAATGAATCCAAAGATAGATAAACTTTTTAAGTTAATTAAGGATATGTTGGACAATAAAAAATCCGTTCAATTAAGGATTAACTTGCACGAAGGAAATCTATCTGATAAAATAGAAATTAAGGAAAGTTTAAGCTTAAACAAGGGGTAAAAAATGGCTTGCAAGGGTAAAAAGAAAAATAAGAAAAAATAATTAAGCGCACCACCGGAATATCCGAGGGCGTAGCTGACAGATTGCATCTGTTGGTTACGCCTTTTTTTATTGGGTTGCTTCTCTCGCCCCAGAGTAGAGATGGATTAGGGTTTTCTTAGTTTCCTAAAAACTATGGTAATAAAAAGGAGGATAAAATGGCTGAAATCAATAAGGAACAGGCAAAGAAAGATTTAGAGGCTAAATTGGCACAAGAAGCGTCAAAGGTTCAGAAAACACAGGAAGAATCTCTACCTGAAGCGGAACGTAAAGCATTAGAAATTAAAAAGGCTGAAGAAGTTAAAAAAGCCGAGGATGCCCGTGTTTCCGCCGAAGTTCAAGCAAAGAAAGACGCAGAACTTATCCTTAAAAAAGATGAAGAGATTAAGGATGAAGTAGAGAAGAAGCGCAAGACTGAACTTTTGGAAGCCAAACGCAAAGAGGAAGATTCGAAGTTATCCGCAGAGGACAGAATAAAAAAAGTCAAGGAAGAATCACAAAAACGCATAGATGAAATTCACAACAAGTTAAAAGAACTTGAAGATAAGTCATCTAAGGAATCTAGGACGTTAAAACTTTAACTTGAGAATTTGCGTAAGGAAAAAGACGCTCCCAAGTCTGATGATATTGCTTCTATTATCGAGAAAGAAGAATCTGAAAAAATAAACAAGTATCTTGAAGAAGATAAATCTTTGCCTAGAGAAAAACGCCGGGAAATGTCTAAGGATGAACTCAATGATTGGATGCTAGAAGATACTGTTGAGGCTACGGCTTGGATTAACCGACGAGAAATTCGGAGAGAAATTGATAAACGCCAGAATTTTGTCATTAAGCAAAAGGAAGGACTATCAAAGAAACTATTCAGGGAACAAACTGCTTCTTATGCTAAGGTGGTTTTAGAACATCCTGAGCTTAATATAAAAAGCAGAATGTTGGATTTGAAAAATCAGGGTAAAACAGAAGAAGAGGCGGAATCTATTATACGCTCAGAAAATAAAAAGTATGATTTGATTCTAAAAATAGCCGATGAGAATCCTGATTGGAAATTTGAACCCAACGCTCCGGAAATGGCAGCAAAAGAAATGGCTAAAAGAATTAGTAAAGAATCGGAATCTGATAACAAATCCGAAACTGATAAGATCATTGAAAAACTTCAGGCTAGGATTGAAGCATTAGAAACCGAGAAAGCCAGAGAATCATCTTTTGATGAAGGGGTAAATTCTAATTTACCTGGAAATCCTAAGGGTAAAAGCGTACTTACTGAACTTGAAAAGAATCTTGTTGAGATAATGACAAAAAACAAAGCGACTCCTGAAATGATTGATTCAGCCTTAGAAGATCTAAGAAAGAAGAAAAAATAACGATGTCTACCAAATATGAAAGACAATATTCTTTTTATACCTGCGGAAGATGTAGGGGGAAAATACTTTTTCCCAAATCCAAGGGCAAACCGAATATTTGTCCTGAATGTGGATATGGACACGGAGAAAGAAACGTTAATGATGTGCCGACAGATTTGAGGTTAAATCTTCGTAATATGAGCCAAGAAAATGCCGGATCAAGAGGAAAACTAGAGCAAACGACTATTACAAGTCGTTAATTAGGAGGTTTAAAAATGAAATTAGCAAGATATCAGGCAAATGGCTTTATTCCAACTGGGGAAGTTCCTGCCAGAAGGAAAGGGCTTGCCGCAACTGTAACAATTGTTAAAGGTGATGTATTACACGATGATGGCAACGGTTTAATTACCAATGCTACCGTCTCTTTTGATTCAGCTACGTTTATGGGTATTGCTGCAGCTGGTTGCGTGGGGGATAGTTCAAGTGTTTATGTTGAGTATTATCCTTTTAATCCCGCAACGCAGTATAGTGTGCCTGTAGCGGCTAATGCCGTTCTTACTCAAACCGCAATTGGAACTAATGTTGATATGGAAGCCAATGATGATATTGATATTAGTGATGCTGTAACTACGGGCTTGGGTTTTAAGATTACGGATATTGATATTTCCGCAGAGGCTATTGCGGCGAATACTTATGGTTATGCCATAGGTCATTTAGAGAAAATTGTAACTGAATCGTAATTTAAGTAATACTAAAAGGAGAAAAATACAATGACAAGGGCAGAATTACTTGATTTGTTTACGCCGATATATGATAAGTTTTCTATGTTGAAATTCAATGAACCTGGAAAACTCCATTTAGCGGCATTTGATGAGATTGAAGACCCGACCAAGGATTATATTACTAACAATATGTCCGGGTTAGGTTCGTGGGAAACCGCTGACGAAGATAGTGATGATGGTTTAGACCACTTCATTATCGGGTATGAGAAAACTAATACCCAACAGAAATACCGTAAATATTTCTATGTTTCATTTGAAGTTAATGAACAAATGGAATATGCGGAGCTAAATAAAAAGATAGTTAACGCCCAAGCTCTAGGTTCGGGTGGAAAGACTGCCGTCCTGAAAGCTACCGCCGCTAAACTCTACAGTGGTTTTAGCGTTGCCGGAGCTGATGGATATTATACTTTCTATGATAGCCATCCGAAGAATCCTGAGGAAACCGGAACGGTCTATGACAATTTATTGTCTGGTGCGTTCTCTCACGACAACCTGGAATTAGCTGAAGCACAGATTGCCAATAACCATAAGGATATGGATGGTGATCCGATTATGTTAGCGGAGAAACCTTTACTTCTTTATCCTCCGGCTTTAGCAGGTGTAGTTGGTAGGGTATTAAATGAGAGGGCAATGGAAAGACCTGGTGTAAGTACTCGTGATATTAACCTGTATGCAGGTAAATATACACCTGTTGAATCCGTTTATCTTTCGGCGGGTATGGGTGGTTCGGATACGGCTTGGTATATCGTGTATCCGGGTTTAAAAATGTTGCAGTTAGTTTGGGCGCAGAAACCGCAATTCGCTTCTTGGATTGATAATCTTAAACAGAGATATTACTTTGATGGTTGGGAGCATTTCTTAGTAGCTATCTCTGATTGGAGATTTGGTTTTGCGAGTTCTGGGCTTTAATGTTTTCAATGGGTTATAACAAATGATAAAAAGATGTTTAGTATGTTCTAAGGAATTTACCACTTACCCCAATTGGATAAAACGGGGTGGTGGTAAGTTCTGTTCTTGGAAATGTTCTGCTATCACTAAGGAAAGAGACTATCTAAAAAAGATATGCAAAATATGTTCTAAGGAGTTTTTAGTTAAACCAAGCACTATAAAATATAATAAAGCAATTTATTGTTCTCACGCTTGTATGCATAAGGGGCATCGTGGACAAGAGAAACCATCTATCCGTGGGGAAAAACATTGTAATTGGAGAGGTGGTTTGTCTGGTGAATATTATCCTCTCAAGTTTAACGATGAATTAAAAGAGACGATACGGAAACGAGATGGTTATAATTGTCAACTTTGTGGATTACAAGATGAAGAACACATTTTAGTGTATGGTTATAGTCTTAATGTTCATCACATTGATTACATAAAAACAAATTGCGAAGAAAATAATCTTGTTTCTTTGTGTCATCAATGTCATGGAAGAACTAATTACAACAGAGCATACTGGACAGATTTTTTTAAATCAAAAGTATTAAATACGGGAGGATAATGTGATAAAAAGAATGTTTTTAATCCTGTTATTGCTTATGATTGGAGTATTTTCCAATTCATACGCAGTAGATGGGGATAAGTATAATGATGGTAGTTGGAGAGTAAGTAGTTCAGGGGTATTAAGTCCAGTTTCGACCGCAAGAGCTGATTTTGCTGCAATTAATGCGACCTCAATTGGTGCTACAACTCCAGGTAGTGGTGTGTTTACTACAATATCGTCAACCGGTAATTCAACGGTTACAGATTTGATTATTGCCAATGCTTCTTCTACTTCCGGGATCGGAAGTATTTCATTAGGTTCTATCGCTACGGCTAAAGCATTGAAAGTAAATCCTGGTGCTACGGTTGTGGGAGAGACGATAAATATTTCCCATACTTTAGGAGCTGGTGATTGCGACGACCTATTAGCTTCTTACAAGAAAATATCTGTTCTTGGAGATGGCGATTCGGGTCTTACTGCTGTTGGCGATGCTCCGAGAGTATATGTCGGATTGACTGGCGGTTCTAATAATTCAGTCGCTTCGGCTGCCTATGCTTCTCAACCTTGGGTAAAACACGGTGGAACTGGTGCGATTACGGCGATGTCAGGAGTTTCTGCAATGTTAGATGTAGGTGCGGAAAACTTTACGGCTAATACAGTTAACGCCGGACACTTTCATATTCAGGGTGCTGGTGATGTTGCTGCTCAGTATGACGGTGTAATGATTGAGGCTTATCCCGATGTTGATACTATGGATTCGCTTTTAGCATTAGTCGCTGATTCTGGTGCTGATGTTGCGACCGCTATCAGAATTGTTGGTTCATCTGCTTCGGAAATGACCTTAAGTAGTGGTGCTAAAGTCTACACAGGAACTGCCGCAACAAGAGCAGCTGTAAGAGCGCAAGTTGGCGATACTGCTCCATTAGGTTCAATGTATATTGGTGTT